GCCGTTTAAAAAATTTAAAGGAAACAACATTACGTTCATTATTCGAAGTGGCTGCAATGCAAGGTTTAAAAGCAAACGTCGATTTCACTTATAACGAAACGAAATCATTAATCACAATTCACGAAACACAATCGGAAATAATTTTAAAAGATTTGTTTCATTATCCAAGCGATCCAAATTTTGATTCACTTGGTTCAATGGAAATAACCGGCGCGTTCATAGACGAAGCAACCGAAATTACACCAATGGCGTTCAATGTTATTCAATCGCGAATGCGTTATAAGTTGGACGAAAATTCATTAGTCCCAAAATTATTAATGACGTGCAATCCGTCAAAAGGTTGGATTTATTCGGAGTTTTACAAAAAATTTAAGGACGGAACGTTGGACGAAAATAAACAATTCGTTCAATCATTAGTGACGGACAATCCAAACATTTCAAAACATTATATTAAACAATTACAACAATTGGACGTATTGAATCAAAAACGTTTGTTGTTTGGCGATTGGGAATATTCGGACGACGATTCACAATTGTTTTCAATTGACGCGTTGAACGATATGTTTACAAATAATTTTGTTTCGGGCGTTGGGACAAAATATATTTCGGTTGACGTTGCACGTTACGGACGCGATCAATCCGTGATTTGTTTGTGGCACAATTGGCGTGTTGAACAAATTAAAACATTTGACAAAAATTCCATTGACGAATTGGCAACGATAGTTGACGAAATGGCAAAGACACACAACGTTCAACGTTCAAACATTGTGGCAGATTCGGACGGGGTTGGTGGTGGGTTCGTTGACATCTTGAAGGGCTGCAAATCCTTTGTAAATAATGCAAAAGCATTTGACAATGAAAATTATCGAAACGTCAAAACGCAATGTTATTATAAGTTTGCGCAAAAGGTTATGAACGGCGGTGTGTTTATAAATACAAACGACAAAGCATTACAACAAAAAATAATAATGGAATTCGAAATGGTTAAGCAACACGACATTGACAAAGACAACAAATTAATGATCACACCAAAAGACAAAATCAAATCATTATTGGGACGTTCGCCGGATTTGTCCGACGCTTTAATTATGCGATATTATTTCGAATTAAATAAAACTAAAATTTTATATTTCGGATAACTTAAAATTGCGACGATTATATAAAACAATTTTTTATTTTTGTAAATTATGAAATTCAAAACATTAAACACCGAACACAAAGAAATTTTGGATCACTTCATTAATGAGGTTGAGGGGTTTATTTATAGAATTACAGAAGACGAAAACCACAAAGCATTTCGAAATTTCAAACCGGTTATAACAAACGCAAAAATGTTGCACAATAACATTGGCAAAGAATTGAAGTCAATGAATATTCCGGAAACGGATTGGATTTTTATGTTTCCAAATTATTTATTGTTTGCGGGAATTGGATTTGCGGCGGGAATTAAGACGGACGAAAACGAAGAAATAATAAATGAAGAAACGGAATTGTTGTTTGAATTAATAGCGGACACAATAAACGATTTGGAATTTATGAATGAAAAAAGAATTCAAGAAAACCAAATAAAAACCAAACAAAAACAAAATGATTAATTTAAGTGTCGGCGAAATAAAATGTAAAATTCCACAATCTTGGAATGAAATTAATTTAAAAGATTATTCAAAAATTTATTCAATAATAAATAATAATATTTTCATTGAACCAAATGAAGACGACGCACCAAAAAATGATTTACAAATAAAAGCATTGGACGCCGAACGTAATTTGCACAACGTAAAAATCAATCGCCAAGTGTTTTCAGAATTTACGGGAATTGAAAAAAATATAATTAACAAAGTTGACGGCGAAGAAATGTCAAAGACATTAAACACAATGTCAAATTTTTTAAATTCAGAAGTTGAACGAAAAATAACAAAACCGGAAAACAAAAAATCTTTTACAATAAAAAACAAAGAATATTTTTTTCCATTAACTGAAATGAAAACAACAACGTTCGGTGATTATATAGAAGCGGCGCAATTGGATATGTTAGCACAAAAAAATGAAGCGGGACGATTCGGAGTTATTGCCGAACAAATGGCGGTTTTGTGTCGAGAACAAAACGAAGTTTATGACGAACAATTGGTTGCAAAGAAAACGAAAATATTTAGTGAATTGAAAATGGACGTGGTTTGGGATTTCCTTTTTTTTTTGACGAAACAAGTGAACACCTACAAAAAACCTATCCGAACGTATTTAAAAACGGAAACCGAAATGACAACCGACACGCAACAAACAATTGGGCAATCTTGAAACCTTATGGTTGGTTGAATACGCTTTATGACGTTGCAAAAACGGGGTTGTTCACCTCGAAACAAATGAACGCCGTTGAATCAGTTAAGGCCGAAAATCTTTACACGATTTTCACTTATTTAAGTTGGAAGGCAGCAAGCGTTGAATACGAAAACGAAGTTAAAAAAGGAATGGAAGAAGAACAAAAGCAAAAACAAAATGCGAGGAAAAACAAAAGGAAATAAATTATGAGTGCGAACACAAACACAACCGCAATTGTCGATAAAATGAAATATTATTGGGTTAACGCAACACCCAATCGTGGATTTTATTTTGGTTGGCCGCAAGAGGTTGACAACATACATTCGAAAACTTTGCCGTTAATGGTTATGAACCCGCCGGAAATAATTGTTTCAACAAAGGCGTGGAGTTCAAACACAATTTCAACGAATTCAAATTGGACATTGATTAGTTACGACATTTTGCCGTCACAATATAATGTTACGGACGATTTGGCAATATTGGAATTTTGGGATAAAATGGAAGACGACGTTATGTTTTGGATTTACAATTGGTGGTATTATTACGAAAACGTTTTGGGAATTGAATTTATTTTAACCGCACCAATTCAAATAATAAGAATTAAAGAAGCGTCGAACGATCGGTTGTTGGCTTTAAAAGTAACGTTTGGTTTTAACTTTTATCGTTTATGCGCAAACACAAATGATTTTCCTAATATAGATTAATGAACACAAAACAAGTTGATCCAATAGCGGTTCAAATCGAATCAATTTTAGGGCAAAAATTAATTGCTTTAAATCGTAGCGCGTCGGGTTCTTTGATTAATTCTTTGTCGCACACAATAACACCAAAAGGGGAATTTGGTTTGGATTTACGAATTATGGGAAACGATTATTGGCGTGTTGTTGAATACGGGGTTTCGGCTGCAAAAGTTCCATTTGACGCGTCCACACGTTCGGGTGCGGGGAATTCAAAATACATTGACGGGTTAATTGATTGGGTTAAAACAAAAGGAATGGCAAGTGACAAGGACGCAATCCGTGCAATTGCGTTTGCAATAGCAACAAAACAAACCGCAACAAATCGCGGGGGTTTTGGTTTGGGAAACCCAATGAATAAAAACAAACTTGGATTCGTTGCAAAATCACAAAATGAAATTAACAATGAAATTTTAAAGATTTCAAAAATATATCAATCGGAAGTTTTAAAAATAATAGGGAACGCAATTCCAAATCAAATCGAAATAATTATATAAAATGGCCTTTACACTATCAATAAAACCGAAAAGAAACGAATTGATTTCAACATTGATTCCTATATTTTTTCAATGTAACGATACAGATCCGGACACAACAAACGTAATTGCTAAATGTTTTAAGATTAACCAAGGAACATCAGTTGCAACGCAAGTTGGCGGATCGTATAGATTAGCGCCAAACTTAGAATTTACGGGAGTTTTTAAATTTGACGCGTCAGAAGTTTTTAATACATTAACAAAGTGGACATTGTTCGATATGTATTCAAGTTTTGGAAATGATCAGGGGGTTATTAATTCTCTTAAATCCGGTTCGGACATTGTAAATTTTAGGTGTTATGTGGAATTCTATCGCGAATATTTAGACACAACAACGGGTTTAATTATAGTTGATCCAACGCCGGTGACTTCTGAAAATATTTATATTCACGAAGGTTCACCAAATACAAAATTTTTACAACAAGTCGTTGGCGACAACGGATCAGTAAATGGCGTATTCAAATATTTTAATACATTAAATGATATTGAAAATCAAGTTTCAAGATATTTCACAAACTATCCAATTGCAGTTGAAGCAATGCAAAGATCTTCTTATGTTACAATAAGACGTGACGAAACATATCCGTTAATGTTTAACGCCAAGCCGTCGCAACAAAATGATGTTTGCGGATATACGATTATAATTGAAACAAAGGACGGAAATGGTTTAAGTTTAAATACTCATTCATTTTTAGTTCCGGACGATTTAAACACAAAAATGGTTCGTGTTGGTATGATGGATATTATTAATGGATTTACACCAAATGCAGCCGAAGGGACATCACCAAAATTCATAAACGTTAAAAAATACATTGTTAGATTCAAAGGAAACACGGGTGGCGCAAGTTGTGTTTATGCAAACGTTTTAACAAATTACGTGTTTAAAATTGACGATACGTGTATAAAAAATTCCGGATATTTACGTTTCGCTTTTAAAAATATGTTGGGCGGTTTTGATTGCGTAACAAGCAACGGAAAATTCAGTAAAAAAACAAAAAACAAATTCGAAGATTTTGAAAAATCTTTAGGATATTTCGATATGTTTAAACCAATGGCGTTCGGGAATTCAAATTGGGCGAATATAAATATTGAAAGTTATTCAGTCACAACACAATTAATGCGTAAAGACAGAGCAATTCATTTTGCGGAAATGTTTTCGTCAACTAACGTTTATTTAAAAACCACTAATAATTCCGGTGAAACAATTGTTGACACGGAAGTTTCTTTTTTAGAACGTGAACAACCATTTTGGTTCGTTCCAATTGTTTTAAAAGGCGGGACGATAAACATTGAAAAATCAAACGAAAATTATGCAAGTTTAAAATTCACTTTTGAATTGGCGGTTAACCAACGAAACCCAAGATATTAAAAACAAAAAAAAATGGCGCAATACTCACCAAATATTGAATTCATAATTGTTAACACTTCGGTTAAACCAAACGAAAAATTTTATTTGGATATTGAGAAAGTTACGGATTTTCCATTGGCGTTGACTTATTCAATTAAGGACGTCCAAGATCCGTCAAGTTCAAAAGGTTCATATTCCAAAACATTTTCAATTCCGGCAACCGGAAGGAATAACACAACGTTGAAAAATCTTTATTCCGAAAGTTTATACGATTCACACCAATACGTCGAAGATTATGACGCGTTAATATTTGTTGACGGAATGAATATTTTGGAGGGAAAATTTCAAATCAAAGGAACGAAATACCAAGGAATTCCAAAATCTTATGAATGTCAAGTTTTTGGCGAAAACTTCAAATGGGTTAATGCGTTGGCCGATTTAAATTTATGCGATATTGATTTCAGCGCGGGAAATTTTTTCCCATTAGCGCCCGTCGTTGGTTTGTTTTCACGTGACGCAATAAAAGAAACTTGGAATTTTGGCGAAGCCGGCGACATCCAAGGTGGTGTTCAAACACACATTGTTTATCCATTAATTAACACGGGAAAATGGAATTTTGAAGACGCAACAACGGGTGAAGGAATACCAACGCCGTCCGATTTTTCACCGGCTTTTTATTTTTACAATATGTTGAAATGTATTTTTGCCGCGCAAGGTTACACGCTGCAATCGACATTTTTTGAAACGTCTTGGTTCAAACGTTTGGTTTCATTTATACCAATGGAATCTTTTGTTAATAATGCAGCAATCGTCGAATCTTATTCATTTGATTATTCAACATCTGACACAACGCCGTGGAAAACGCCGTTGAATTATTATCACCAAGATGGCGCAACTTTAGATTGTTACGGAACGATTGGCACGAACGCGTGGCACGGACAAAGTTATGGTTTAACGATAACGTGTCCAACGTGTGATCCGGCCGGACAAATAACAATTGAAGACATAACGCCGTATTTTAATACGACAACACCTTATAATATTAGCGGGTTGCATACGTTAGACGATCCGTTTCATTTTGCGGGTTGGTATTGGGCAAATTATGGAACGGGATTAACTAACGGGGGTGCGCAATCCGACAACGTGCCGTGGCCTTATTCCGATAACCCGTGTATTCTTGCGGGTGGAACAACCATTTCGCAAAATATGCCTTGGAGAACGTGGGGACACGATTATTTTTGTGCCGATTGTGAACCTTGGTATTACAATCCGGCAATTGGTTTGCCTTATCCTTATCCCTATTTAGGTAGCAAAGAAATTGTAATGACTGATACGTCAATGTTTGCAACAACATATTTAGGAATTTACGAATTTTCCGGCGGAATGTATTTGGAAATGAATAATGATTACGAAATAAATAATCCGGTTGCACAATATGATCCGTGGCCACCTTACACATCTTCTGAAATGCCGCCAATGCAAGGAACGGGAAACGGGGGATCAAATTTTGCGGCTCATTCCAATCTTTATGGATATGATACTTATACGGGAACGGCTTACGATTTTAACGTTTATTTAATACACTACAAACACGCAACACGAAGTTGTCACGTAGTCCACGCGGTTGGCAAAAGGGTGACGAATAGTTTAAACACAATGGGCGGGTTATCACCATCAACGGGGGCATATAATAATCTCGAATTATTCAACGATCTATTCCCATTAAGTGCGCACACAACAAATTTAAAGAAAAATTTGAATTTTACCGGAATTCAAATTGATATTATCGACGTAGAAGACAGAGTTTTTTTATATAGCGAAGTAAATTGTATAATGGGAAAAACAAATAGTGCATCAACGGGAACGGGTGTCGCGGGCGGTATTGGTGCGCAAGGAACGTGTCAAATGAAATATCGCGCACGTTCACAATCATTTAGTGGGACAATTGATCCGGTTATTATTGCGGGGGGTTCGGTTGACTTGGAATTATTATTGCCGTGCGATCAAACGCAATTAGAATGGGTTAATGGGTTGACGGGTTTATTCAATTTATTTTGGCAATCAAACGAACAAACAAAAACAATAATAGTTGAACCGCGCGATTCATTTTTTAAACATTACACGGAATCGGTTAATTGGACGGAAAAATTACATCACGGAAGCAACCAAGAGAATTCATATATTTATGACGCATTAAAACGAAATCTTTGTTTCACTTATGAAAACGATTCCGCCGACGGATTGGTTGAAGAACGAAACCGAAGACGTGGCCAAATTTGTGAATTGGGTTCACACGCTATAAATTTAGGCGATTTATATTTGAATGAAGAACAAAAAATTGGTTCAGATTATTATGCGCCAACTTATATGTTTTACGACAAAAGCGTTTCAAATAACCAAGGCGCGGACAAACAACCATTTATTCCAATAATACATTCCGAATATTCGTCCGCGTGGAATGTTCAATACAACGTAAATTTGCCGGATAAGTTAACCGAATTCGCAACACGAATTTTGACTTGGTATGGATTGCAGCCGTTAAACCAAGTTGACGGAATAACAAGTGCGAACACTTGGCGTTTTGGATTTGACGATTTAACCGATCCAACGGAAAATCTACAAACATATCCATTTGCGGGTGTGTATTCCGATCAAGTTGGAAATTTAGGTGGGACACTTTTGTTGGGTGGTGTTACTTATAATAGTCCGTCACTTTATTTTGAACAAAGCGAAATTAATGTTGTTGCAACGCCGCCGCCGTATGACTTAACAAATGGGCTTTATCAAATGTTTTGGGAATCACATATTTTATCCTTAATTAATCGTCCCGTCGTTAAAAAAGCATTTTTTAAATTGACGCCTTATGATATTGCAAATTTAGATTACAGAAAGTTAATTTATATAGAAGGCGCGCAAGCGGACACGTATTGGGTTATGAATAAAATAACGGATTTCAAAGCGGGTGCAAATCAATTAACAATAGTCGAATTATTCGAATATTCAAACACACGTGGAGTTTCTAAGGTGTCAATGAAAAAAGGTTTTGGCGCAAACTTAACGCCGCAATGGACAGATTTTAATGCACAACCAATTGCGTTTGGAGTTGCAAAAGTAGCTTCGGAATATATGACGTCGTCTTTAGATATTGCAAACGAAAGATTTATTAATAATCCAACAAATCAAATATTAAGAACGCAAAAATTACCAAGTCAAGTTGGAATTGCACAACCAATAAATATAAATTATACAAGCGACGGGACGCGAGTTCCTACGCAATTAGCACCCAACGCCGGTGGAAACATTGGCAACAATCAAAACATTGGAGTTGGCGCAATTTCAATTGGAAAAAATATAAATCAAACAAGTTCAAACATTGTTATTGGTGACGGGAATAATCAATATTCAACACAACCAATTCAATTCACACAAAACGGAATCACGGCGTTGGCAATTTCGAATGGTGGTTTAATGTTGGAGGGTGGCGGCGGTTGTGTTTATTATGAAAATCCGGCCGGTGAAATTATGGAAGTTATGACGGGGATTCCTTATCACACAATTCAAGTTGGTATTACACCGAAATTTAATTACGTTCGTTGTTTATTATCCGAACCAAGCATAACACAAAAATAAATTATGGCAACATTAGAAACAATATTAAACATCAAAGTTGAGGGAACGGATCAAATGGTTAAGTTAAAAACCGAAATTGATAAAACTTCGGCGGAATTAAAGGAATTGCAAAAGGAAGGAGTAAAAGCCGGACAGACGCAAGATCAATATAACGCGAAAGTAATAACGGCCGAAACAAAATTAAAGGGTTTACGCGGTGAATTAAACAAAGGAAAAACGGAATTGGTTAAAAATGCAAAAGCCGCCGGCGACACTTCAAAATCTTATAATTCATTAGTAAAAGCAAACGCGAAATTATCGCAAGAAGCACGGAAATTATCCGATCCGTTAAATAAAAACAAAAAAGCGTTTGGAGAATTGACGGCAAAAATGAAAGCCAACGAAGCGCAATTAAAAAAAATGGACAAGTCAATGGGACGAAACCAACGAAACGTCGGAAATTACAAACAAGCATTAACAAGTGTCGCAACGGGAATTGGCGCGGTGATTATAGCGTTCAAAGCATTCGAACGTGTGTTGTCAACTTTTGTAGATTTCGAATTTCAAATGAAACAAGTTGGTGTTATTAGTGGCGCAACCGAAGCAGAATTAGCAATGTTAACGGAAACCGCAAAAAAATTAGGTTCAACAACCGCGTTCACGGCGGGCGAAGTTGCCGAATTACAAAATGAATTGGCAAAACTTGGTTTCGATCCAACTGAAATTGATAATATGACGGCAAGTGTTTTAGATTTGGCGTTTGCATTTGACGAAGATTTGGCAACTACGGGACAAACAATTGCGGTTGTTTTAAATTCTTATAAATTAGAAGCGTCCGAAGCGGCAAGGGTTACGGATATTTTGGCGGCTTCCTTTGCGTCAACTTCTTTAGATTTGACAAAATTCAATGTTGCATTTCCAAAAGTTGGTGCGATTGCGAAACAACTTGGTTTTTCATTAGAAGGGACAACGGCAATTTTGGGTTCATTAACTAACGCCGGAATTGAAGCGTCAACGGCGGGGACATCACTTCGTTCGATATTTTTAAAATTAGCCGATTCGAATTCCGCATTATCACAACGTTTAGGTGGTTCAGCAACTTCGATTGAAACTTTACTTCCGGCTTTAAAAGAATTGTCAGAAGACGGAACGGACGTAAACGAAATGTTAGGTTTAACGGACAAACGTTCAGTAACGGCGTTTGCAACATTAGTTTCGGGAATTCCGGACGTTCAAAAATTAACAAAAGAATTTGAAAATTCGGCGGGAACGGCGGAAAAATTCGCGAACGTTATGCGGGACACATTGAAGGGTTCATTGGACGAAGCAAAAAGCGCGGCGGGTGGTTTTGTAATTGAATTATTTGAAGCATTAGCACCGGCAATTGATTTAATAGTTCAAGGGGTTGGATTGTTATTCACCGGATTATCATTTTTGATTACAAATTTCAAAGCGGTGGCGATAGGTGCGGCCGCTTACGGGGTTGTTGTTATTGGAAATGCATTTGCAACGGGTGCGTTGACAACCGCATTAATTGCGGAAAAAATAGCATTGGCGGCGGTTGCCGTAGGAAATTATATTGCAGCAACGGCAACGCGTGTTTTTAGTGCCGCAATATTTGCGAATCCAATTGGATTGTTTGTTGGGTTATTGACAACGGGAATTGCATTGTTATTTGATTGGGGAGATGCTTCGGGAGATGCAGCAGACAAACAAGACAAAGCAACGGAATCTTTAGAAGAAACGGCTAAAGAATTGACGAAACTTGAAAAAATACAAAAAAAATATAATGATAAACAAATAGATGAAATTTCTACTTTAAAATTGTTGAAAAAAGAAATTAGTGACACAAATTTAACATTATCAGAAAGGCAAGAAGCATTGAAAGCGTTTAATAAATTAACGGGTTCTAACATAATACAATTAAAAGACGAAAAAAGATTAACTTCGGAATTGAACAACGCAATGGAAGGGACAATTGACGCCTTAAAACGAAAAATAATATTAGACGGATCACGTGAAAAAATAAATGTTTTACTAAAAGATCAATTAATACTTGACGAAAAAATTGAAGCATCAATCGAAAAACAAAATGAAAAATTAAAAGGTAATGAAGCGATTTCTAAAGAATTAGCGTTGTTGGAACAAGAAAGAAAAAACGCAGGCATTAGGAGTTCGGATCAATTATTAGAAGACGGATTAAAATTGGGAAAACAAAATGAACGCGCAGTAAGTGACGCCCGTGAATTTAACAACGTAATTATTGCGGGTGCAAAAGAGCAAGCCCAAGCAATGGCAGAACGTAAGCAAAACAATGTTGAAATAACGTATGCAAATCAATTGCAAATCCAAGATGCGGCCGCATTAATATCTTTGGATAATATGTTAAAGGAAAATGAATTAAAAACAATTGAAGACAAAAAAACCGCAAACGAAGATTTGGCGGTTTCCGAAGCAGCAAGTGCGGAAAATATTTTAAAATTAAGAAGACAAATCGGAAATGTTTTACAAGATAATTACGAAACATCACAAGAAGACAATATATTAATTGCAGAATCCGAAGTTATAGAAAAACAAGTTAATTCAATTTACAACGCAAGGGAAAAGGCATTGTCAAAATTAATTAAAGTTACAATAAAAGGAAGCAAGTCCACAACAAAAGCAAAAACCGCATATCAATTATTAGCGGGCGAAGTTACTATTTATGAAGCCGTTTTAAAAAAATCAGTTACGGAAGGCGCAAACCAAGCACGAATTTTTATTAATTCAGAAGAAGCAAAAGCAATGTCAGTTGAAGACAGAAACAAAAGGATTGCAGAAATTGAAGAAGGCACGGCGAAAAAAGTTAAGATTGCCACGGGGTTGGTTATAAAAGCAAAAGGAGATTTAAAAGTTGTTGACGACGAATTGGCAAAACAATATGAAATAATTAATTTTGAATCAAACGAATATATTAATTCATTAAAAAAATTGGCCGTTGAATCACAAAAAAATATTGATTTAGATAAACGACAATTAGGTGTTTTACAAGAATTGGAAACGGCCGGCGCGGACGTAGCAAACGAACGAATACGTTTGGCATTAAAGATTGCACAAACCGAATTGGATCTAGCGATTAGAACGGCCGAAGCGTCCGACATTACAACCGAAGCACAAATTGCAAATTTAAGAAGGTTAAAAGGTGAAATTGACGGATTCAAAGAACAATTGGAAAATGACGACGAAGACGGCGGCGGAAGTTGGTTAGATAAAACATTATTTGGAACGAACGAAGACGGCGGCGCGTTTACAATGGGCGACGCGTTAACCTCAATTCAAATTGGATTGGGTGCGGTTAGCGACGTAATGTCTTCTTTTAACGAAAAATCAAAACAAGAAACGGACAACAAAATTGGTGTTATTCAAAAAGCAAGTGACTTAGAAGTTAAGACATACGAAGAAAGCGCGCAATATCAAATCGACACCGACGAAGAACGAACAACGAAAATTGAAGCGATTGAAAAAAAGCACGACGACGAAATGTTAATTTTAAAAATTGCACAATTTGAAAAGGATAAAAAGTTTCAAAAAGCCCAAGCCGTTATTGGTGGCGCAACCGCGATAATGAATATTTTAAAAGGTTCGGCAACCGGAAATGTAATTGCCGACGCAATAATAAAAGGGGTTTTAATTGCCGCAACAATTGCAACAACCGCAATGCAAATTTCAACAATAAATTCACAACCCGTTCCAACGGCCGCGTTGGGTGGTATAATGGACGATTCGTTTTTTGCAGACGGCGGAATGGTTGTTGGAAAATCACACGCAAACGGCGGTGAAAAATTCAAAGTGGGCGGACGTGTTGCGGAATTAGAAGGTGGCGAAGCCGTAATAAATAAACGTTCAACGGCAATGTTTAAACCTATGTTGTCAAAAATGAATGTTGCCGGTGGCGGAAAAAAGTTTGCAGACGGCGGAATGGTGTTTGCAGACGGCGGAATGACTTTTGACACGGATTCAATGCAAGACGAAAGTATTATTGCGGAATCGTTAGTTGATCAATTAAACAACCAACAAGTGTTGTTGGTAGAAGCAAACGTTACGCAATCGCAAAATTCGGTTAAAACAATTCAATCACGGGTTTCATTTTAAAAAATAAAAATATGTTTATAGTAGATAAGGCAACACAAAAAAAACGATTAGCAATTTGTAAAAAATGCGATAAGCGTTCCAATAAATTTTTAGGATTGTTTAATTATGATTCGTGTTCACTTTGCAAGTGTTTGTTGAAAGCAAAAACAAGTGTCACAAAAGAATTCGACGGCAAGTGTCCGTTGGGCAAATGGTAAAACTAACATTAGATTGTTAAAAAAAAATTGCATTTATGCCTATTCCAATATATAAAAAAACTATTTTTGACGTTATGGAAAACAAAGACGACGAAAACGCGGCAAAATTCGATTCAATAGATCGTCAAGCGGTTGAAAATTTAATGGTTCAATTTATTAAAAATAAAGACGCACGCGGACAATGGAAAATTCCACAAAAACAAGGATTGGAATTATTAGTTTATTTTAGGAAATATATTGATCCAAACGTTCGTGACAACATTTTTGGTTGCGGTGGTTGTGCAAAAAAAATGGTTGAATATATGTTTACTATTTATAAAAAATGGCAAAACCAAACAAAATAAAATTTGTTATCGATTTTATCGATATTATTTGGGACGAAGTGCAAACGCGTTTCGGTGAACACGCAACACCAAAAGACGTTGTTTATCATTTAGTCGAAAAAGGTTTATGCGAACCAACACGTGTTCGAAATTATTTAATCATTTGCGATTTCGACACTATATTAAGACAAAACAACGGCCACGTAACACATACTTTTATGGATTTATCCATTAAATATGACTTATCAGACAGACAAATACAAGGAATTGTCTATAAATACCGGCCAAAATTCACCAAAAACGAAACAATTTTGGGTGATTATAAGTTAAAAATCAAAGAAAAACGCAAAAAAGCCAATATAAATCGGGCTTTATATCGTTAATTCACTAGGTTAAAAGCAAAAAAAGTTTAAAAAAGTAAAAGAAAGTTTGATTTTTCCATTGTCAAACAAACATTTAATGTATCTTTACATCAGAAATAAGGGACAAACCTTTATTACAAACCAAAAAAAACCAACAAAATGTCACTAACTAACTTAACATCAGCATTTCACAACAAAAGATTAGAAGAATTATCATTAAAATTAGAAAATCAAAATTGGATTGAATTTGAATTTGGAACGTTTGAATTTTGGCAATTAAAAAAAGCGTTAATGGGACAAAAAGTTCAATTAGCAACGGGAAGTGTTCAACATTCAATTACAATGAATCAAATGGAAGAAATGGATTCAGAAACATTAGAATTTTCAATCTTATTTTGCAAAAATAGATTAAGAAAAACATTTAACCAAATAGATGAAAATAATAATGAAGATCAAAGAAAAAATTTAATAAAAGAAATTTCAGAAGAATTACAAATTTTAAAAAAAGAATTAAGCGCAATGGTTCTATTATTAGAACACGTATCAGAAACAAAATAAATAATTTAAAAGACACGGGCGGGACGTTTTGTCCCGCCTTAATTAATACCAAAAAAAACCAAATGGAAAATTTAACACACGCACAACAAAAATTGATTTCAAAATTTTTAACCGAACAATTAAAAAAATTAAACTTTGAAAATAGAATTGGACGTTTACATTTTGACGCCGCAAAAGACAAGGTTTATCCGTCAAAAATCATTAATGCAATGGCGGAAACAATTTATCAATAAACATTAAAACATATTTTAAAAGACACGGGCAAACAACCCGTGTTTTTTTTATTCCAATATTTTCGTAAAATAAAGATTCAACACTTTTATTTTTGTCGCAATGAAAAATTGGTTTGAAATACAAAACAACGCGGAATCAGAAACCGCCGACGTTTATATATATTCGGAAGTTGGCGGACACGACGTGAACGCAAAAACATTTATTGACGAATTAAAAACAATCAAAGACAAAAACATTGACGTCCACATTAATTCATTAGGTGGTTCGGTTTTTGACGGATTGGCAATTTACAACGCATTAAAAAATCATTCGAAAAAAGTAACAACGAAAGTTGAGGGAATCGCGGCGTCGATTGCGTCAGTTATTGCAATGGCGGGTGACAAAATAGAAATGGCGGAAAATTCTTTATTTATGATTCACAATCCATTTGCGAGTGCGGGCGGTGACGCAAACGAATTAAGAAAAACGGCAAACATTTTAGATAAAATCAGAAATGAAATTGCCGAAATTTACGCGTCAAAATCAAATCAAACTTCGGATCATTATATTAATTTAATGAATGTTGAAACTTGGTTTAATTCCGAAGAAACAATGGAATTGGGTTTAATTAATGGAATCACACAACCATTAAAAATCGAAAACAATTATGACGTTTCGAAGTTTCAAAATATTACAAGCGAAAAAATAAACACTATTATTAATAAATCAAAACAAATTGTTATGGCAAAAGAAACAAAAGAAGTTGTTGAAATAAAAGAAATTTCAAACGACGCAAGTTTACTTGGAAAAATCAAGTCAATGTTGGGTGTTAAGAACGAACACGAAGAAGGACACGAAGAAGGCACACCGGCAGAGGACGCGGATTGGGCGTTAACTTATGAAGAATTAAAATCAAGAGTTGACAACCTAGAAAACGCGATTCACGACATTGAAGAAAAAATGGGAATGGCAGAAGGTGAAAAAGAAAGCGCTATTGAAGACGCGGAAAACAAAGCAAAAGAATTAGAGGTTGCAAACAAAACAATTGAAAATAAATCAATTGAAATTTCTAAATTGAAAGCGGGAAAAACGGACGTTACACCAAATTCAGATCCAAGCGTTATTGACAATTCAGTTGTTGATCCAAACGCGGCATTTTTCAATGCAATGGTTTCGACGTTAAAAAGAAAGGCATAACAATAATAATTAATAAATAATCATAAAAAAATAAAATTATGGCAAATGTAGCATTAGACAATATCGCGGCAACTTATAGTGGCGCGAATTTTAACGAATTGTTTTTAGAACCAATCTTTAGGGATTCGGATTTAATGCAATTTAGAGTTATTCCAAACGTAAAATTCAAAATGAATCTTTACACGGCGGACGCATTATCGTGTATCGTTAAGAAATACACAACGTGCGGTGGCGCTGAAAGTGGTGAATTCAACGTGAATGACAAAGTAATTACGGCGGGAAGAATGAGAGTTGCGGTTTCACAATGTCAAGACGCATTTTTTGGGACGTATCTTGAAGAATCATTTAGAAATGGCGTTAACGTTATGAATTTAGAAGGAACGGCGTTAATGGACACAATTTTACAAAATGTAAGAAACGGAATTGCGGAAGACGTTGTTAGGTTAGCGTGGTTCGGTGATACGGCAATTACGGGTTCGAATAATAGTTGTTACGATTCAACGGACGGGTGGTGGAAACTATTTATTGCGGACACGGTTATTAATGCAAGAAAAACGGCAATCGCAAATTCCGGTGCATTTACTACGGGTGACGGCCTTATTGCTTTACGTGCAATGTATGCAGCCGCACCAAGTGCATTACAAGGAGTTGCAACAAATGACAAAGCATATTACGTGTCAAGATTAATTTATGACGATTATATGACGTCACTTGAAAATTTAGGAAATGCAGAAGGATTTTCACAATTAGTTGACGGATCAATGAAATTATACTTTAGAGGAATCGAGGTAATTCCAATGTATATTTGGGACGTTGCGGCGACGCAATTAACATTGACGGACGACGTTCGTGCGGCATACGTTGCAAAACAAAATCTTGCAGTTGGAACGGACACAAACGATCCGGAGGGCGAAATGAAAATGTTTTATGACGATTTAACGGAAAAAGTTTACGTTCGTGCATACTTCAAATTAGGATTCCAATTTTTACACGATTCTTTAGTGCAAATAGGTTACTAATTAAAATAAATAATAATAAAATAAAAATATAAAATTATGAGTATTACAACGGGACATAATGTTATTTGCTGCGATAGAAATAGACGTGGTGGATTAAAAACAATTTATTTAGGAAACACGGACGATATTACGTCGTTTACACTTGACGCGGCGGCCGGTTCACACGGATATACGGCGGTTGTTATGACGGGTGGGGCGGTTTTCTTTAAATGGGAATTTGACAGAGGAAGCGCGGGTTTCACGGCGTCAGCAACAAGGGAAAACGGATCGACAATGATTGAAGTTTCTTTGGAATTTTACATTCCTAAAGTAACGGGAGTTGTTAACCACGATTTAATGGAATTAGTTACAAGTTGTGGAATTACGGCAATTGTTGAAACTTACGCGGACGATTGCGCAACACCGGCTTTGACTTATAAATTCGTTTTAGGTTGGGACGAAATATTTGAAGAAACGGCATATATGGAATTCACAAGTGGTGAAGAAACAACGGGTGTTGGGCTGCAAGACGCAAACGGAACGGCAATTGTTATTTCTACACAACAAGGAGAATATCCAAGAGAATTCACGGGAACGATTCCGGTTTAATATTTAACGCTAGAATATAGGTTTCAAATTCGATTTGAATTAAAATTAAATTGGGGACATTTAAAAGTGTCCCCATTTTTTTTTGACACAATGAAATTTTATTGTATTTTAGCAAAACGATTTATTAATTATTTAAAATAATAAAATGGCAAAATACAAATTACACAAAGACGTTGCGGGTGCAAAATCATTTCGTTACAACGGAAATAAATACGAAACAAATTCGGTTGATCAAAAACTTTTGAAAAAATTATTTAAAGACGGATTCGAATATGTTAACGAAATAAAAGAACCTAAAAAAACCGCAAAAAATGAGCAAAAGGAAAACAACGAATCAAACGATTAATTCGGCCGCGAAAAAAGTTGGATTTACAAAGTTCGATATTTTTAATTTAGGAGTTCCGGACAAAATCCGCGAAAACGTAGATTTAAAAACAATTCGAACACCATTTATTCCAAGTGGCGAAGACAATTTATTTCCACAATTTTTGGCAGAAGTTGCGCGACAATCGCCAACGCACCGATCAATCCTAGCACAAAAGAAAATTTTGAGTATGGGAAAAAACTTTGCGTCCGAAAATTTAGCCGTCGAAGAATTTATTGCAGACGTCAACACGGGTGATTCAATGCGTGAGGTTTACGGACGAATTATCAATGATTATTATACGTTTGGAAATGCTTATATGCAAATTGTTAAACACGAAGGCGGAATAAATTTATTTCATATTGACGCAACGAAATGTCGAGTTTCAAAGGATCAAAAACATATTTATATTCACCCCGATTGGGCGAAGTATGGAACGACAAAAGAAGACACGGCAATTGTTCCCGTTTATCCGGATTTTGAAAAAAACACTTCAATTGTTCAATTTAAAGATTACGAACCGACGTTTAATTATTACGGATTGCCGGATTTTGTGGCCGCAATGTCTTGGTTGGCTATTGATTGGGAATTGCAAACTTATAATGAATCAAAGTTCAAAAATAATTTTACACCAAGCGCAATTGTTGAAATAAACGGCGATATGGGTGAAGAAGAAGCCGAAAAATTAGTTAAGGACGCGCAAGCAAAATGGACGGGCAAAGGTAACAATTCAAAGATTTTATTTCTAGTTAAGAACGGCGACACGTCACCGGCAAACGTTACATTAATAAAAGACGGATCGGACGGATCGTTTATGGAATTACAATCATTAACAAGTCAAAACATAATCACCGCGCACCGGTGGCAACCGGCAATGTCCGGAATCGTTAGTTCCGGAAAATTAAGTTCAACCGGAAATGAAATCCGTGTTGCGTGGGAAATGGTAATGGGAACGATAATAAAAGACGTTGAAAGTTTAATTTTTGGAAAAATTCAAAGAATAATCAAAGAAAACACAACGTTAGACATTGACGATTTGGAAATTGTTTATGAACCGCCGGTTTCTTTTTTATCCGATATTGTCCCAAGTCAAGTTTTAACAATTAACGAACAACGTTTGGTGTTAGGTTTCGAAGCAACGGAATTTGGCGACACTATGTTGTCAAATAAAAAAGAAATATAAATGGCAATTACAAATAATTATTTATCATTTGATCCGTTAATTACGGCGGCGCAAACAATCACTTATTCGTTCACAAATCAAAACACCGATCCGGTTTTAATTTCGAATAATTTAATTACAATGGCCGAATTTGCACACTTAAAAAGTGCAATTGGTGATTCTTATTATTTACATTTGAAAAAAGTTTTTAATTCCGTTCCGGTTGGCGCACCAAGCACAGAGGACACGGATTTTATGGCGCAATGGTTAATTCCAACGTTTGCGTGGTTTGTTAGATTTGAAGTAATAAACGAAATCCAAGACAATTCAACGTCAAGCGGAATAGTAACGGCAATTCCGGATTTTTCAAAAGCGGTTGACGCAAAAACATTAAACGTTTATAAACAAGACACTTATAGACGCGGAAATGTTATGTTGCAAGCAATGATTGATTTTTTAGACACAAACGCAACGGATTTTCCGGAATACAAAAGTTCGTCAAGTGTGGATTGTGGCAACACTTCAAACAAAGTTTCAAAGCAACACGGAATGATAATTTATTAAATTGTGCCGTTACCGATACCAAATAAAAACGAACCAAAAGACGCGTTCATTTCACGTTGTATTGAAACGGAAATAATGAATAAAGATTTTCCAAATTTAACACAACGAATTGCGGTGTGTGTTTCACAATGGGACAATAAAGATAAACCAAAAACAAAAAAAACAAATGAGTAATTTACACAAAAATTTAGTTGACGCACAAATTCACGTTCCAAAAGGATTCGCGACGGCTGCAAACGACACAAAATTAACAAAAAATTCAACGGGGGTTTTAGAATGGGCGGCCGATAGTGGTGGCGGTGGTGGCGTGTCTTCAATTGTTGCGGGAACGGGAATCACAATTTCACCGGTTACGGGTTTGGGTGACGTAACAATAAACACGTCGGCAAGTATTGACAATTTTGTTACACAAAATATAAAAGCATACGGATCAATTGCAACCGGAAGTGAATTTGGGTTAGGAAATGCGCAATACAATAGTGAACACAAATTTGTTACAAATTTAGGAACACCAAGCATAACGACAATTACGCCAAAAAATATGCTTTACACTTCAGTTTATTCGAATCCAAAAAACGGAGGGATATTACAAAATTGGAATGGTTGGATCAATGGTGCAACGGGAACAATTGTTGTGTTGAGTTTATTAAGAACAACATTGGTTTGTCCGTTGTCGGGCGCTTATCCGTCAACAATTCCGGTTTGTAGGGCGGCAACTATTTCTTTAACATTGACTTCAAATAATACTCCAATTTGTTTTAATATTGATTCTTTTACAACTTGCGCAGGTTTTACGGAAGCATTGTCGCCGAACGAAGTTTTGATTGTAACGGCATCTAGTGGTTCAGCAGAATCCGCCGTTTTTATATTAAATAGTAATATTACACTTAATTTTTAATAAATAAATTATCTTTAAAATGCAAACAATAATTGAAAGAATTTGTCCAACGACACTTTTATTAAATGTGGGCGCAATTGGAATAAGTTTGTCACAAATGGAATTAACATTGAAATTAATATCGTATTCAATTGCGATAATTTGGACAACAATAAAAGTTGTTAAGGAATTAAAAGATTGGAACAAAAAATGATTCATAACCAAATATTGCGACAATAATTTTAAGATAATTTTTATTTTTGTCTATGGCAAAATTGAAATATCTTGTTATTCATTGTTCGGCAACTTACGAAGGAGTTGACATAAGGCCGGAACAAATAATGGAATGGCATACGGGAAAAAATGGGCGCGGTTGGACACGTGCCGGATATTCCGATTTAATTACAATTGACGGAAAATTACACAATTTACATTTTGCAGAAGGAACGAACCCAAACGATCAAATTATTGAAAGTTCTGAAATGACGTGGGGTGTTCGTGGAATTAATAGTGAATCCAAACACGTTTGTTATGTTGGCGGGTTGGATAAAAACAAAGTTCCAAAAAATACATTAAACGATTTGCAATGTGATACGTTGCAAACTTACATTAAACACGAAATATTACGTCATCCCGACATTTTGGTTGCGGGACATAATCAATTTTCAAACAAGGCGTGTCCGTCTTTTGTTGTTTCAACATATTGCGCACAAATTGGATTGAAAATGAAAAACGTTTATTTTAATTAAAAAAAATATTATGAAAAACTTACTTGGTTTACTTACTTCAAAAAGGGCATTAATTACAACAACAATGATAATTTGTTGGGTTGTGTTTGGTTTAAAAGGAATTGACAACGGAACGAATATGTCAGAATTTGCGGCATATTTTGCGGCATTATCGCCGTTTGTTATTGGTTATATATACGGCGAAACAAAACGTCCGTCCGGTTTTAATTGTAAAAATGAAAATTGTAAAAAATAAAATATTAGCAATTTTATTATTGTTTATTTTAACGGGTTGTTGTGCTTTAAAATCACCGGTTAATCGTTATGAATGCCAAAAACAAAAGGCGTCGGAAAAAATCTATGTTTTAACAAAGAAATTTCCGGAGTTATTGCAACCAACGGACACGATCCGATTGTCGGACACTATACGCACGAACAACGTTTTGGTTGACACTTCTTTTGTTTTTGGCAACGTTAACGACACGATAATTATTCAACGTGACAAATTAATTATTAAATATTTAAAAACCGATTCCATTATTTATTTAATGGGCGAATGTATCGCGGACACTATTTATTTAACACGTGAAATTCCAATTGAAAAAATAGTTGTTTCAAAATCCGCAATTTCTAAGAAAATAAAAGATTGGTTAATAATTGGAATTATTTTTATTTTTGGTTTGTTTTTTATTAGAAAATTAATTAAATAGTGAATTCAAAAGAAAAACAATTTCGGCCGCGTTGGAATACTGAATTTCATTCTTTAATCACTAGGATTCGAAAGTTTCCAAAACATATCCAAAAACATTGTTTGGAATTGGCCGTTCGTTCAGCAACAAGCGGAAACGAAATCACGTTTGACGAAAATAAAAAAGGCGCAACAATTGAAACAAAAAAATCGTCGAGAATTAAAAATATTGAAGACTTAATTGAACATTGTGAAATTGATTTGGACGTATGGGAAATTGAACGTTACGTTGTCAACAAATGGGAAGTCGGATCAAATGTCGAAGGAACGATAATTGTTGAACCTTTGTTTCAAATCAAAGCGTGGTTAAAAAAGAACACGGATATTTTAAACATTAAAAAATTACGTGACGAATTAATTAATGAAGTCAAAACATTTTCGCCAAAATATCCGTCGTTTAATTATAAGAAAATAAAAAAAGGCCATTTATTAGAAGTTAATATTTTCGATTTGCATTTTGGGAAATTGTGTTGGGGTTTGGAAACCGGCGACAACTACGACACCAAGATTGCCGCCAAACGCTTTTTAAAGGCCATTGACGCGATAATACAACGTTCAAAAGGTTATGACATCAAACGGGTTGTTTTTCCCGTGGGTAACGATTTTTTTAATTCTGATACAAGATTAAACCAAACTTCGGCGGGGACGCCGCAAGACGAGGACGTGAGGTGGCAAAAAACATTTAAAGAAGGCCGGCAATTATTAATTGCGGGAATCGATATGTTGTCCAAGGTTGCACCCGTTGACGTTGTTATTATCCAAGGAAACCACGATTGGGAACGTTCGTTTTATGTTGGTGACGTGTTGTCGTGTTGGTATCATAACAACAAAAATGTTATTGTAAACAACGAACCAACACCACGGAAACATTATCAATTCGGAAATTGTTTAATCAGTTACACGCACGGAAACAATGAAAAAACAATTGATTTGCCTTTGTTAGTTGCGTCCGAAGTTCCAAAATTATGGGCGGCGACACAATTTCGCGAAATCCATATTGGCCATTTACACCATAAAAAGGAAATCAAATTTATGGCAACGCAAGAACACAAAGGAATTGTTATTAGGTTTATGCGTTCACTAAGCGGAACGGACGCGTGGCACAATTTAAAAGGTTATAAAGGCGCAACACAAAGTTGCGAAGCGTTCATTTGGTGCGAAAATGAGGGTTTAATTTGCCAATTTTCACATAATTTAATAAAATAAAAATCTTTTTTTACTCTAGTAAATGAAAGTTTTTTGCATATTTAATGAAAAAAAGTTTGATTTAATGAAATTTAATGTATCTTTACACCATCAAACAACGGCAATCTTGCCAACCAAAAAAAACCAAAAAGAAAATGACAAATTATTTAAACACTTTAATTTCAGAAAAAAACATCAACATTGAAACAATCATTGAAGTTGAAGGACAAAGCGGAACAAACTTTATTCCATTAGGTGTGATCGTTGAACATATTGAAATCGCACCAACACACGAACAAAACCAAATCAAAAACACTTTAGTAAAAATCGATTTTCATAACGGCGACATTATGCACTTTTTTACATACTTAGCGCAAGCGATTGCAAGATAAAACAAAACACGGGCGGGGATTTTTCCCGCCCATTAAAAACAAAAAAAAGAAATGACACAATTACAAGCATATCAAAAAGCATTTTCAAAACTTAAAACCAAAACAACAAAAAACAAAAATGGTTTTACGTTAAAAATACACACAACAAATTGGAGTGGTGAACCGCAAGTTGAATTTATGAATTTCGATTTAAAAGGAAATGACACGCGAGATTATAAAAAGAAATTTTCTTTAGGAATTTAATTATGGAAAACCCACACACAAAAGAACGTCAAAAGCAATTGAAAATAAGAATCAAAGAATTGCAAAAACAAGGTGCAAAAATCATTGAAGTTTATGTTTGTTTATACACTAAAAACATTTCAATTAAATTTGAATATGAAAACAAAACACACGAAACAAATTTGGGTGACTTTTACATTGACATTAATAAAACAATAAATAAAAAATAAAATGAAAAAAATTCTTGAATACACTTTAGCGTTTGCGGCAATGTATGGTTTATTATATATGCTTTGCGCAACATTAACTTTAATTGATTTAATCTTTTTAATAAAATAATGAATAAAAAATTTCACTACAAAAACCAAAAGTCCGTTCCGTCACAAAAGACGGGCGGCACAATGTATTATCTATTTTTCAACGACGGCGAAAAATCATTTCGAACGTGCGTCGATTCCGGTTATCGTAATTTTGCAAAGTGGGAACGCTTAATTAACAACGCAACACGTGGTGATATTGTCAACGGATTGCGTATCGCGGGCAAAGGAATTATTGACGCCGATTCAACGCCGAGTTATGGCGGAAATATTTATAAAAAATAGTTGCACAATATCAAAAATTTATTAACTTTGTAGAACCAAAAAAAAACCAAATGGAAAAAAAAGACAACAACCGCGAGCAATTAAAAAAAATGTATTTTGATTATGAATTAACGCCAACCGACGTTTTCACACACAAAAATTATGTTATTTTGACACGTTCCGGAATCGAAAAAATTATGGCAAAATCACAAATAATTGTCACGTTTAAAATTATAAAAAGTGAACGCGATTTTGCGTCAGTTTTGGCAACATCTTATTTCGGAAAAAGAACATTGGAAACAACGGGTTCGGCATTACGTGGGACATCTTATAAAGACGGAAACACACAATCGCATTATGTTTTAGAAATGGCCGAAAAACGCGCAATGTCACGGGCGGTTTTGAAAATTTTAAATCTTTATGAAATAGGTGTTAAATCGGAAGACGAAGCCGACGACTTCGTTAAATCAAAATAAAAAAAATTATGTTATTATTATTAAAAATTATGTTGTGGATTGTTGGAATTATTATTGTTTCATTTTTCATTGTTGTTGGTTTCGCAAGCGGGTTAATGCG